GTAAAGCGGCTAGCACCGTAAAAGGTAAAGCTAAAACTGCGGCTAGCACCGTTAAACGCGCGGTTGGACGTATTAAAGGCCGCATTAACCCTGATAAGGGTACGGCTCAGACCAAAGGCGGGAAGCGTCGTCAATCTCAGATTATGCGAGCCAAAGGCACTGGTGGTCGTACTTCTGGTGGGGCTAACCGTGCTCAACAGCGTAAAGACATCCAGAAGAATCGTCAACGGCGAGGTCTTCAGCGTTACATTAACCGCTTGAAGTAAACCCAAGTAGCCCTGCTTTCACAGGTGGGGCTACCCCCTTTAACCTTTAATGCCCATCTGAGGATCGGCAAGGAGGAACAATGGCAAGATCAAGAATAAATTCAGCCTCCAAAGACCTTATTGATGATAACGGCGCAGTCTTTATCTCAGTGGTTGAAGGCGAACAAATCCATATGGATATAACACTTAACTGGATAACAAGTCTCGCTGGCTATACTGTTACAGCAAAAATTGTTGAAGCAGACATGTCAGGTGTAGCATCTGGGTCTTATCCTACTGTAGTTAAATCAGGCGGACAAGTAACAACACTTGACTTAATTGACGCAGTAACTACAGACAATACTTTTAAAATTGTAATTCCTGAGAACCTTATTGATTCTTGGACCACTCAACCAACTCCGCAGTCCCCCACTTATGGTTGGATTGGGTTAGAAGTTAGAGATGGCGGTGTAGGCTCTGCTCAACAAATCTGGAAACCTTTCCGTGGTTTGGTTGAAGTGCTTTACAGCCCGTCTGAGGAGGTCTAAATGTCTGACTATAAGGTTTCTGTTTCTAATAATAATATTAAAGTCAGCGCGAGTACTGTTAAACATGAAACCAAAGTAGAGTCTTTTGAGTATGCAACTTCTCTTTCAAGAGTAGGTGGACAAGGCACTAAAGGCGACTCGATTAGCAATGTAGAAGTAAACTCAGAGTCCGAACTTCTTATTACTGTTAGCACCTCCGGAGGAGATGTAGTTAAAACCTTTAACCTTGGTGTTGTAGGTACTAATACTCCAATAGGTGCACTTGCTAATGTTGATGTTGCGTCTGTTGCTGATGGTGAAATTCTTCGGTATGACTCAACCAGTACAAACTTTGTTAATCACACACTAACAACAACAAGTGTAACTGACATTGACAACACTGGTAAAACAGACGGGGCGGTGCTTATCTATGACGGGGCTTCAAGTAAATATAAGTCTACTGTCAATATCGATAATGAAAACACTTTTATTAGAGGAGGGTCTTACTAATGGCCACTAAAATTCTACTTAAAAAGTCAGTAACAAGCGGCTCAGCCCCTCTTACTGGCGATCTGGATACAGGCGAAATCGCCCTTAACCTTGCTGACCGTAAAATATACACAAAAGACAATGGAGGTTCTGTCGTACTGCTTGGCTCAGCTTATGTTGACTCAACAGCCCCAGCTAACCCTGCTGAAGGTGACCTGTGGTATGACACGGCTAACAACCACCTGAAAGCTCACAACGGATCGGCTTTTGAAGAAGTTGGCTATACAACGCTTGATGATCTGGAAAACGTAACAATCACTTCAAACTCTTCCGGAGAAATTCTAAAGTGGAACGGTTCTGCTTGGATTAACAACACTCTTGCTGAAGCTGATATTCAGGCTGCTTCTAATACTGTTTCTGATGCCCGTGGTGCTATTTCTGTTACAGACTCAGGTGGAGATGGTTCACTAAGCTACAATTCTGGTACTGGTGTTATTACGTACACAGGTCCAAGTGCCAGTGAAGTACAAGCGCATATTACTGCTGGTACTGGTGTTTCTATTTCTAGCGGTCAAGTTTCTATTGGCCAAGCTGTTGAAACTAATTCTAATGTGACCTTTAATAAAGTTACGACTGACTTGATCGAAGGTAGTTCTACAATCACTATCGACCCTGCTGTCACAGGTGCATCTTCCGGTGAGGTTATTATTGCTGGCGACCTTACTGTTCAAGGCACAACAACAACAGTTAACTCAAACGAAGTTAACATCGGTGATGCAATTATCCTGCTGAACAGTGATGAAACAGGGACGCCTTCTCAAAACAGTGGTATCGAAATTGAACGAGGTACTTCTGCTAACAAGTCCTTCCTGTGGAACGAAACAGATGATGCTTGGGATCTAATCAACGAAGAACTACAGAATGTCACCCTTGACGGTGGCACTTACTAAAATCACTTTTAGGGCGGCTCTCTATAGAGTCGTCCTCCTCACACATAGGAAACTAGCCCAATGGCAACTAAGATTATTCACAAGAAATCATCGGTAGCATCCAGTGTCCCTTCGGCTGAAGACTTGGAACCCGGTGAAATTGCAGTCAACTTGGCTGATAAAAAGATTTATTCTAAAACAACAGGCGGCACAGTAATTGAACTTGCCCCTAACGACGACCAACTTGCTCTTAAAGAAACAGCAAAGAATGTTTCTGGAGGCTCTATTACGATTGGTACTCCTGTCTACCAAAGCGGCTCAACCGGAAACGCTATGGAAGTTCAAGCTGCTGCATCAGGTAATAGCTCTACTATGCCTGCGGTGGGTATTCTTGTAAGCACTCTCGCTGATCAGGCAGAGGGTGAAATTGTGCTTTCTGGTTTTGTTCAAGGCCTTAATACCTCTAGTTTTTCAGCAGGTGATACTCTTTATGTAGATACTTCTGGTGGACTCACAGCTACAGCACCTTCCGGCGAAAGTAACCTTATTCAAAACATTGGTAAGGTAATCAAGGTACATGCTTCTAATGGATCTATCATGGTTACAGGTGCGGGACGTTCTAATGCTACACCTAACCTTAACGATGGTAATATCTTTATTGGTAATGGTTCTAACCAAAGCTCCACCGCAAGCTTTAATGATACGGTAGACGCCCACCTTAACTATTCTACGGCAACCTCTGGTCAAGTTCTTAGCTATAATGGCTCTGACTATGACTGGGTTAATATTCCTACTGACGCTGACACCGTTGATGGTCTCGAAGCTAGTCAATTTCTTCGGAGCGATACTAGCGACACTATGGCTGGCGACTTGACCTTCGGCGACAGCGGTAAAGCTATCTTTGGCGCTGGCTCTGACCTAAGCGTCTATCATGATGGCTCGAATAGCTACATTAAGGAATCGGGTGCTGGTGCATTAAAGGTAACTTCTAATGGTACAGGTGTTGACTTTGAAAGTGCAGGTGGCGAAACGCTTGCACAGTTTGAGACCGATGGGGCCGTAACGCTATATTACAACAACAACCAAAAACTTGCCACCACGTCCACAGGCATTGACGTAACGGGCACTGCTGCGATCAGTGACAAGGTCAAAATCGGCGCTGGTGCAGACGGTCCTGTAAACGGCGATGAACTTGTCCTCTCTAAAGTTCAGACTAATGTGGGCATGAGCATTTTGTCGGAAGACACCACAGGCCAGTCGCGCTTGATTTTTGGCACACAAACAGACACGTCTGCTGCAAAAGTTCAGTACGTAGCCAGCAGCGATGAACTATTTGTTCAGTCTGGCGGTGACTTGCAACTACAATCGGGCGGGACAGTTACCCGCGTTACAGTTGACAGCAGCGGCAACGTCGGTATTGGCACGACAAGTCCCTCAGTCCCTCTGGACGTAACTGGCACTGTAAAAAGCACGGTGTCGTCTACAGGCGATTTCAACTTCAACGCAGTATCTAGTGGCGGCGGAAACTATCGAATTTATCCTGACGACGCAACCACTGCCAATCCTACGTGGTTACATCAATCCAACAGTTCCGAGGATCAGGCGTGGGTTATTGGCGGTGTTGAGCGTATGCGCATCGACAGCAGCGGCAACTTGGGCATTGCTACGTCTAGCCCAGCAGAGGCGTTGGATGTGACGGGCAACGCTGCGGTCAGTAACAAGATAAAAATCGGCGGAGGTGCAGACGCGGATGGTAACGCCGACGAGCTTGTCGTTTCTAAGGACATCAACAATGTGGGCATGAGCCTTTTGGCCGCTGATGCCACCGGTGTTGTTCGGCTTTACCTTGGTTCGCAGACAGACACTACTGCTGCAAGTATTCGCCACAGCGAAAACCTCGACCGGCTGTTCCTTCAGTCCAAGGGTGACATATATTTCCAGACGACTGGAAACAGCACCATCGCAACACTTAATAGTTCGGGCGACTTGGATGTTACCGGCGCACTATCCAAAGGCTCTGGTTCGTTCAAGATCGACCACCCGCTGAAACCAGACACGCATCACCTCGTTCACAGCTTTATTGAGGGGCCGCAGGCCGACAACATCTACCGGGGCCGCGTGGCGCTGGTGGATGGCACAGCGACCGTTAATCTGGATACAGCAGGCCGCATGACCGAAGGCACTTTTACTGCTTTGAACGGCAGTGTGCAGTGCTTCACAACCAACGAGCAGGGCTGGACTGCTGTTCGCGGCAGCGTGTCGGGAAACCTCCTGACAATCGAAGCGCAGGACGCAGCTTGCACTGACACTGTGTCATGGATGGTCATTGGCGAGCGTCATGACCAACATATGATTGACACCGCGTGGACTGATGCAACGGGGCGCGTCATTACTGAACCAGAAAAGCCTGCTGTTGAAGAAAACGATTTAGATACCGAATGAAGGCGGAAACAATAGCTGGTTCGGTGACTTATGTTCGGCTTTAGCCTCTAAGACTATAAACAATAACCTTTAAACTCTAATAAAGAGGAATCTTTATGTCAAAAAGAAAATATCGTAATCAAAAGCGTGATGAGCACATTCATATAATTTATTCTTTTAACATCATCCCTAAAAATGAAAAGCAAGATAACTTGATACGTGCTATTAAAGCTTATCCTATTACGATAACGATTGGTTGTGCCGGTACTGGTAAAACTTACTGTTCTGCCGGTACTGCCGCACAGCTATTTCTTAAAGGAGGATATAAGAAAATCGTTTTGACAAGAGCTAATGTTCCAACAGGGAAATCCCTTGGTCATTTCCCCGGCGACATTAAAGAGAAAATGACACCTTGGCTAATGCCTATGCTTGAAGTACTAAGCAAGGCTTTCGGGAAAGGTAAGTTTGAGTATATGCTTAATAAGGAGCAAATTGAAATACAACCGATTGAAACAATCCGTGGCCGGTCTTACGAAGATGCGCTGGTTCTAGTTGATGAAGCGCAAAACCTTTCATTAGATGAACTAAAAGCAATTACTACCCGTATTGGTGAGAATACAAAACTCATCCTAATGGGAGACCCTGCTCAGTCAGATGTCAAGAATGGTAAAGACCTTACTGACTTCTGCTACTTGGTTCGTAAGAACGGTATTGAGATGCCGGTTGTAGAGTTTGGAGTTGATGATATTGTAAGGAGCGACATTGTAGCGGACCTCGTAAAGATGTTCCTACAAGAGAGGCTCTGAGTATATCACAGGAGCAGCGTTAGGTGTGATTGGATGGTAACCCCCATCTGACAAGCTTAGCGTTGCTCCTACCTATCACAGAGAGACAGTATTATGGAATTTACAGAAGATGAGCGAACATACGCTTTTATAAAGGCTAAAGAAGAGATAAATGAACGCGCAAAGTTTGCAGGGGACTATAAAAGAGGTTTCAACGACTGCATAGCTTTTCTTATGGTTTATGACTCACATCTAAGAGCTAAATACTCTGAAGCTTACAAGTTTATAGACTTTGAGTGGAAGACTTCAAAACAGTTTTTAGTTAAACTGTATAAGAATAAAATGACTCTCCCCAAATTGGCCCAAACATGTGGGTATAAGGTAATCACAGGCGAGAGACCTACGCTTGGTGATATTGCTTTTGAACAAGGAACAGCAATGGTCGCAGAGTTCACTCACTGGTATTCTCCAGCAGAAGATAACTCTGGAATCAAACAAAAACGCAGGCTAAAAGTGAAAGAAACATGTGATCTTTTAGCTCGGCCAATTAGGAGTTAACTATGGCAGTTTATTACTTTGAAGGTGCTCAAATTCTTGCACCAGTGAATTTTATATCCAATGAACCTATTTACGACTCGGATACAGTGTCGTTGAAGAAACAACGTGCAACTCAAAACGCACAACGATGGGAGCTATCGTTTAATACGCTCCGTACAACAGATAGCACAGACGCTATTATCGCTAACCTTACTAGCGGTATTACTTCTACGGCAACAATGATTATGCCACAACTACGAAATGTAGCAGAAAACACTACTGCTTCAGGAACACCCCATGTTGATTCAACAACAACCAAAGGGACTTCTGCTATACCTATTGACAGGAGCACTTCTTCAGGTATTATACCTAAAGGAGCCTTTATTAAATTTTCTAACCACGATAAGGTTTATATCACAACTCAAGAGTTTTCTCTTGCAGCCGGTACAGTGGCTAACTTAGCTATCTTCCCTTCTTTGCGACAAGACGTTCCCGCAGGAACTAATTTAGAAACGGGAGACGACTGTGTTATGACTTACTACCGTGATCTGAATGGTGTTAGGGGTATTCAATACACAGATGGTATTCTTTCTAACGAAGGTCTTATTGTACTAATTGAGGCGATCTGATGAGAAGTTTTAGTAGTAATGTTCAAACAATTTTGAATTCAGATAACTTGGAATTCTTTTTCCTTGTTGATTTGTATTTTAATAACACGTACAGGTTTACATCCTACAGCACAGACTTAACAGTAGCTAGTAATACTTATATTTCTGATGGAGGTCTATTTGAAGTAGACTCCCCTGATTTTTCTAGTGTGCTAGACCGAGAAGCGTATCGTATTGTCATTTCGGATTTGTCTAATAACTTCTTAGCGGAAATTCGCTCTAATGTTGTCGGCAAAGCTGTAGAGGTTCGTGCTGGATTCATTCAAGCAGATGGCACACCTAATACTACAACCTCTGATTTGGTTTATATTTATCGTGGAACTGTAGATCGTCCGACAATAAACAATGACTTTGGTGAAAAGAGGGTTGTAATAGAGGGTACTTCCCCGCTATCTGATTTGGATGCAGTTAATTCATTTATGACTTCAAAAGCAGGTATGGATAACGTGAGTTCGACCGATACATCCTTTGATGAAGTCTTTGACAACAATGAAATTGAACTTAGGTGGGGGAAACTGTAATGGGTATTGAAACAATTATTTTCACGCTTATCTCTACGGTCTACCAGAGCATGTCTTACAACAAGATGAAACGTGCTCAAGAGGCTGAAGCAGACAAGCGTAGAGGCTCCGTTTTCCCAATCCGTGGGCAGGCAGAGAGTGTTCCAGTAGTTTACGGTCGTGCTGCCTTAGGTGGTATTGAAGTTAAACACAAGACAATGAGAGACTACGTTCATAGCACAGGTACCTTTACAAAGAACTTAACTGCTGGTGCTACAGGAACAAAGAATGAGTTTTTGTTAGTTCAATCTGTTTTGGCTCAAAAAGAGATTGAAGAAGTTCTTTATGTTAATGTGAATAATAAAGACTATCAAGACAAAGATTTTAATCACAACTTTCTAGTAGGTGCTCCAGATTCTGCAAATGCTTTAGGCACTGCTAACGGAATTCCTACAACTGCAACTTTCTCTAACTGTACAAACTTAACTTCTGTCTTCAGACTTAAACGGGATAAGCCTCAATACTCAGGCATTCCTGCTGTAACCTCTTTTGTAAAAGGTCGTAAAGTTAGAACGATTAGCGCGTCTAATGTTTTGTCTACATCTTACACTTATAGTAATAACCCTGCTTACTGCTTATTGGACTATCTTTTAGATGCAGACTATGGGCTTGGTATTACTACCGGTGAAGTTGATCTGGCTAGTTTTAAACACGCAGCAAACATTTGCGATACTGTAGTTTCTTCTGGTCGGCTAGTTGGCGGCAGAGTTCATGGTGTAAAACCTGTTAAAGAGTACGCAACCGTTGGTAACTTACCTACTATCGGTGATGATGCTTTCTTGTATAAGATTGGTGAAAGCACATATAAAGAGTGGATTTGGACTGACGAAGAAAACGAGGTAGGTAGCTATTCGGACACTACCGCACCTACTCGGAATATTCCTTTGTATGAGTGTAATATTGTCCTAGATACTTCTGCAAAAATTCGTGACAACATACAGCTAATACTCAACACAATGGGTTTAGCAGAGTTAACTTGGACCAGTGAAGGTCATTATAAGCTTCTCTTGGAGTATCCTGCTGACCAAGCCGCGCTAAACGCTCTTGTTCATTCTGACCACGAGTTTGATGAAGATAGCATTATCCGAGAAGAAGTGACTTTGTCTTGGCCTTCTGCTGAAGAACGCTTGAATCAGGCAACAATACGGTTTGCTAATGAGCATGAAGACTTTGCCGAAGACTCGGTAACTTGGCCTGTGACAGACAGCGCAGCGCATTCCGCTTATCTAACAGAAGACAACAATAGACCTTTTGTCGCTAACGTATCTTTAGATGGTATCACTGACCCTTATCATGCCCAAGCTCGTGCAGAGCAGCTTGTTCGAGAATCTCGCTCTACCTTTAATATTTCTCTTACGGTAAATAAAAAGGGTTTGTCTTTAGAGCCGGGTGACTTCTTTAAGGTTACTTTACCTCAACAAAACTTGACAAACGAGATATTCCGTGTAACTAGCATTAAAGTTATGTCAAACTTTACTGTGGAAGTTACTGGTATTTATTTCGATGTTAATACCCTAGCTTGGTCGGTTAACGATGACATTGCTTATGTAAGCCCTCCTGCTTTTGAGTTTGACTTAGATCCTCCAGAAAACTTGTCAGTAACCTCTGGTACTTTTGTCAGCGGTGATGGGAGTGTATTTAACTCTTTCCAAGTTGATTGGGATAACGCAGACGACTCTAAGGTACGTGACTATGAAGTTCAGTGGAAGCAGTCAACAGATTCAACTTACTTCTCCGCAGTCACTCAAAATGAAAACTTTGAGATTGTAAACATTGTTCCAAACGTCACCTATGATATACGAGTTCGCTCTCGTACTGCTACAGGTATTCTTAGTGACTTTGTTTCAACAACTGATTCTAACGTTGGTAAAGATACTGCTCCAAATGCCCCCACCGGGTTGGCAGTAGAAGAAGCCTACCAGCTTCTAAAACTAACCTACACTGCCCCAGCAGACAAAGACTTAGCCTATATTGAAGTCAACGAAGGTTCTACAAACGTATTTGCTAACTCTACACAAGCAGGGTTCGGTGAGCGAGGTCAGTTTATTAGACCTAACCTTGCTAATGAGCAAACTTTGTATTTCTGGGCAAGGGCTGTTGACTTTTCTGGAAACACCTCAAGTTGGGTTGGACCTGTTAATGGTACTACTACCTTGATTGCTTCAGGGTCTTTCGATGAAAACGTTCAAGACATATTAGACACAGCTGGATTGGACTCTGTTAACTCGCTCCCCGCAAGCGGGGACTTTGACAATCAGATTGTATTCAATCTTGCTGACAATATGTTGTATCGTTGGACAGGAACCGCTTGGACAAACGAGCTTTATACTGGAATTGAAGATGGTAGTATTGACTCAGATGCTATTGCAGCATCAGCGGTTACAGCAGCTAAGATCGGTAATAATGCAGTTACAACTGCTAAGATTGCTGTAGAAGCAATTACAAGCACAGAGCTTGGGGTTGACGCTGTTACGTCTGCTAAGATTGCAGCGGGCGCGGTTACTGCTACTGAGATCGGAGCATCGGCGGTCACCAATGCTAAAATTGCAGTTGATGCAGTGGATGCTGATCAGATTGCGGCGGATGCGGTTACTAATGCTAAGATCGCCACTGGAGCAGTAGACGCAGGTCAGATTGCGGCAAATGCGGTTACTAACGCTAAAATTGCAACGGGAGCGGTAGACTCTGGGAAAATAGGGGCAGGTGCAGTTACAACTGCTAAGATTGCAAATGAAGCAATAACTGAAGACCTTATAGGGCTAGATGCAATCACAGAAACTAAAATTAGTGATTCCGCAATTACAACTGCTAAAATATCCGCAGGAGCGGTTACTGCAAGTACTATAGCAACAAATGCTGTTACTGCTAATAAAGTAAATGCAAATGCAATTACAGCAGGAAAAATTGCAGCAGGCGCAGTTACAACTGCCAAACTTGATGCTGATGCTGTTACGGCGGATAAAGTAGCAGCTAATGCAATTGAGGCAGGTTCTATCGCAGCAGGTGCAGTTACAGCAGCTAAAATCGATACAGACGCAGTTACAGCCGATAAAGTAGCAGCTAACGCTATTGAAGCAGGTTCTATTGCAGCAGGAGCGGTTACAACTGCCAAACTTGATGCTGATGCTGTTACAGCAGATAAGGTGGCTGCAAATGCTATTGAGGCGGGTTCTATTGCATCGGGTGCTATTACAACTGCAAAGTTAGCAGCGGGGGCTATTACAACAGGTAAGCTAGCAGCGGGCGCTATTACAACAAATAAAATTGCAGCAGACGCTATTACAACAGATAAGATCGACGCTGGAGCGGTTACTGCTGCTGAGATTACTGCGGGGGCTATTACAACAGCCAAGATTGCAGCAGGGGCGGTCACTGCTACTGAGATTGACACCGGTGCAATTACAGCAGGTAAGCTGGCTGCCGGAGCAGTTGAAGCTGACAAAATTGCCGCAAATGCTATTACAACAGATAAGATCGACGCTGGAGCGGTTACTACAAACTCTATTGCTTCAAATGCTATTGTGTCAAACAAAATTTTAGCAGGCGCAATTACTGCAGGTAAGATTGATACAGATGCCGTTAGATCAGACAAAATTCAAGCGAATGCAGTTACAGCAGACAAAATTAGCGTAACTGATCTTTCTGCAATTTCTGCTGACCTTGGTACGATTGAAGTTGATACAGCTAATATTGCTGACGCTGCAATCACTAATGCTAAAATCGGTAACTTAGCGGTAGATACTGCTCAGATTGCAGGGTTTGCGGTTTCTGTTGTTGAAAGCTCTGTTGGAGGTACTGCTGACAAATCTATTGCTTTTACTAACAACAGTGGGGTGCAAGCTGAAATTCTTGTTTTCTGTTCATACAATATTTCTACTACAGGTCCGGGTTCTGCGACGGTTGGTATTGAACTTTTAAAGAATACTACTAGTCTTGATTCAGTAGATGTTACTCGGCCCGACTTGTCTCCTGACTCCAGTAGTGCAGGGATAAAAGGTACGCTTGTTGCGAACACTACGGTTAACAACGGGGTGAGTAGAACCTTTTACTCGAATAAAACTGGATCAGGTACTACTGTAAAAAATGATCTAATCCTATTTATAAGGTTTAAGTAAATGAATTATATCGGATATGAAGTTGACACAGGTATAACATGTGAGCTAATTACAACGAATAATATTGAAGGCAGAAAAAGAGAAGGTTACGGTTACATTGAAGCCCCTGAGTCTTTTTCTCCTAAGATGGTAGGGTTAACAAAAGTAGTGGGTGGAGAAATTCACCCCTACACACCTCCTGTTGATGAGGAAGAGCTTTGGAACAAGCTACGAATAGAGCGCAACAGACGACTTTCTGCTTGCGACTTTACTCAATTCCCCGACAGCCCTTATAATACAGAACTTTGGGCAGAGTATAGGGAGTTGTTAAGAAACCTACCTTCTACAATAGAAGATATTACACAACCTGTTATTTGGCCACAAAAACCAGAATAATCGAAAGGAAATATTTATGTTGAACCTATTGCCGGTTCTTGCACCAATTTTGACTCAGCTTATTTCTAAGTTGGTGCCTGATAAAAACCCCGCTGAACTTGATGCAGAAGTAAAAATGGCACTATTGGAACACACTGACTCTTTGGAAAAAATCCGAGGTCAGATTGTTATGGCTGAAGCCAAGTCTGAAAACTGGATTGTTTCTGCTTGGCGACCGTTGCTTATGATGGTCGTTGTTCTTATTATTGCTTGCAACTATTTGCTCTTTCCAATTATCGGTATCTTTTACCCTGAAGTCATTACTCTAGACCTCCCGCAAGAACTGTGGCAGTTGCTAACTATTGGTGTTGGTGGTTACGTTGTTGGTCGTTCAGGTGAAAAGATGGTTGATAAATGGAGTAGCAATGGGGGTAAAAAGTAATGGAATTTACTAGAATGAAAATGACTAGTATGTTTGAAAAACCAGTTGAAAAGAAAACCTACAACTGGCGCTTTGGAAAACGTTCTGAGTCTAAGATTGAAGGTATTAATCTTGAACTCGAAAAAGTTACTCGTCGGGCACTTCAGCTTTCTCCTGTAGACTTTGGTGTTACATGCGGTCTTCGGACTCAGCATGAACAAAACCAGCTACGGGTTCAAGGTAAGTCACAGATTAAACACTCTCGTCACCAAGACGGTATGGCAGTAGATGTTGTTGCTTACGAAGGTTCTCGTATTACTTGGGACTTAGATAAGTACATTACTATTGCTCAAGCCTTTGCAGAAGCTGCTCGAGAACTAAATGTTACAATTCGTTGGGGCGGTGCTTGGACTCACTACTTGAATGACAACGACGCTAAGGCTGCACACGAAGCCTACGTTTCATTAAGAAAATCACAAGGGCGGCGTCCTTTTATTGACGGACCTCACTTCGAAATTCCGAAATAATAAATACTTGACCCTTATGATACAAGAGGAC